CACCTGAATCGACCTTGGTCATACTCGAAAGTTTAAAAAAAGGCGAAGCAAACTAAGTCACTTCGCCTTTTCACACCCTGACTGAAGAAATCTAAGAAACCTCCGAAGTTCTCACTGGATCGGAGTTTGTATTGGTTACGTTAACCTTCAGTGCGTCAGAGGCACCTTCGCTATTAACGGTCAATTTCATTATAGGATTGGCGATTGTAGTCAGATCACTGTTGTAATCCGTCACGATAGCCACATCTACTGCAAAACCATAGTGCTCCTTACGCGCCCTTGTAAGGTCCGCTGTAGCAGCCCCGGCGATACCGCTGAAATCACCTTTACTTTCGTAGAAGTAAGTTCCAACAGGAGTGTTGATCAGGGGAAGCGTGTCAACGCCCCACTCTGTTCCATCTGCCATCTTGGTCGCAAGCAGGGACTCACGCTCGAATCTCTCAAGCATACCTACCGAACCACCATTCACAGCAATCATGTTAGCAAATTCACCTGCGGCGTTTGCCAAACGAGTGCTGAAGTGCAGAAGTTTATCCGAGTATTCCAAAGTTTTGTTAATCTCGTTGTAGAGGCTTTTCTCGGCCATCTTCCGGATCATACTCTCAAAACCTGCGTTCCCAAGGACGTGAATCTGGTTGAAGTGGTCGTTGGCGGCCATCATAGGATTGATATCGCCCACGATATTTTCCCTCAAGCTCCAAGGAGCTATGATAGCATTACCTACGTTGGTGTAATTCAGGGTATCCCCAAAAACCTGAGTTTTTGCAGCCGCAAGAGCCGCAATACAGGCGGAATCCAGGGTTTCAGCATACTTATACAGGTACTTATTGAACTTGCGCTCAAAGTCGGCCTGCATTGATACCTCGTTGTTCATGAACATCGCCGGAACGATGGTGAACCCCCATGAGTAAGTCGCGAAAGTAATGGTGTGCATCTGAGAAGTGTTCTCATCGTCTGCAATAGTCACCGACCGGGTATTACCGATTGTGACGCCTCCGTCGTAGTCGATAACAGGAGTTTCAAAGGTGTTTCCAATAGAGGATTCAGCCTTCTGTTTTAGTTCAGGGGTCAGAATACCCGCAGGATCATCTGACTGCATTTTGAATAAGTCTAACGCTCCATAACGTGACGGGCGCAGCTCATTTTTATCCAGGCGGCTATTAGCCCTTACATTCTGGATTCTTGTGTTAATTAATGACATTGCTGTTCAATTTTAATGATTAGTAAAAATGATCCGCGTTACCCTTGCGCGTTATTATAATGCTAAATTACTTATTTTTTACCTAAAAAAGAAATTATGCGCTCTATTATCTTCTATCTAAGCGGTAACTTAGACACGGCGTTCTCTTTTCTAAGCTTCGCTTGCTCTTCACTAAAGGCTGCTGATCCACGGGTCAACCCGTTAGACATAAGCTGTTTGACGATAATTTCATCGGCCTCGACCTGGCTTTTAGCGCCTGCGAGGTCAACCAAACTGTCGCCCCCTCCGCTTCCTTCACCTGGTTTCTTCGTACCACCACCAGGGGTCTTTTTACCCGTATCCAGCACATCTTTAAGACGCTCACGTATCAATTCCTCGGCTGTGTAAGGCTCCTGAAGGTTATTTTTGTTCCGGAGCACCTCTCCACTTTCATCCCTGAAAACCATTTTTTGCTTGCCGTCAGACTCCACCCAATCAGGTTTAAACGAAGATAGTATGCCGTCCTGTGCCGCTTTAAGCAGCGTCTCTTGCACACTGTCCGGATAGCCTGCCTTAAATTGCAGCCCGGATGTAGCCTTCTCAAACTGAGACTTGACCTGGATACCGGTTATCTTATCAGAATACTCGCCCTTCTCTGTTTCCCACGCTTGCTTATCAGTGTCATACTGCCCTTGCAAAGCGTCAAGCTTGGATTGCGTGTCTTTCAGTTTCTGTGTCACGGCTTCATTGCCTTTCCCGTCAGCTATCGCTGCTTCAAGATCGGCAACCTTAGTCTTGTACGTTCCAATCTGATCTGTAAGAGCCGAGGACGATTCTACTTTGGTTTTAAACTCTCCTAAGACTCTTTTTACATAGTCGTAGCTCTTCTCGCCTTGCTTTTTCTCGATACCGGCCACCTCTTTGACGTCGCTGTCGTACCGCCCATGGAGCTCTCCTATCTTAGCGTTAATAACTGTGTTCTCATCATTGGCTGACAGAGTAGCTATCGCCGTTACTTGCTCGTCAGGTAGTTCTTGTAAGGCTTCGTTAGCCTTAATTGCTTCTGGTGTTAGTGCCATAATTTGTCCCTTTAATTATGTGTTAGTAAAAAATTATTTCTTATTCTCTGGATTCCACATAATTTCAGTGGTAAACCCGAGCCCCTTTGAGTTCTTCTCGAAATGCTTCCACTCGGGGACGGTGAATTTCTGAATATAGGCTTTGGATAATTTCTTACCCGTGGTCTTGTCGTAGCTCGGCGTATCCAACTTTACGTGGAAAAGCCCTTTCTCTTTTTCTCCCGGCACGTAAGACCCGCTCTGGGCTCCTGGTACTGGCTCGGCTGACTTGTCAGCGGTTGGTTTGCTCGCGGCTGACTTGTCAGCGGCTGACTTGCTCGTCTGTGCCGATGCTTTCATAAAATCGTCCTTGGCTGTCTGACTCGCTCCTGTTTTCGTTGTCATAGTCTTTAAATTTATCAGTTATTATTTTTATTTTTTGGTTGAACGGAAGGTTCACTCCGAACTCGGTTATGTTTACATTCTCCCGTTCAAATCTATTTACAAATGTATTGAAATTTATTTTGATTGACAAGAGCTGGTCGGAAACAATGCCCTTTTCTTTCATGGTCATTAGCTCATCAAAGGTATAATGCCTGTAAGGCTCAAGGTGACTCAGAGTGAGCATTCTCTCGAACTTCATAGCATCATTATGGTACTCGGTGTCCAGTATCCTGTCGTTTATAGCGTTCAGCTCGGCCTCACTGGCTCCGTTCTCTTTAGCCTGCTTGTACTGACTGTATAGGGCTTCTACTGTGTAGATATAGAACTCGGTACCCAGACTCTGAGATCCTCCTATGAAATTGTCGCCGTACCTTAATTTGCAGATAGTGTTGTCTACGAACTCCATGGCAGCCTCGAAATTACCCTTCAAGCTATTCAGCACACTGGTCTTGCTCTCGAAGTTGGCCTGCACCTGCATCTCGTTTAAACTCATCTTCTGTTGTGCGTCTCCTCCAACGCCCACTACTTTGGTGAGGATTTCGTTCTTGAGCCTTTCTACTTCCCTGACGTTGTAGGCCAGACTCTCGCTGTCCACCGAAGTTATAGTGACCGGATCACGCAAGTCTACATCGTCCTTGGTCTTTGGCACAGGGATGTCAATGAACGACCCAGCTCCGGCAATACGTTTTTGTACGCACACCGGGCAAGGCTCCACTGCTCCGCCGTGAAGTACCTTATAGTTCTGATCAGACCCACGTAAAAACCCCCCGTCACAATAATCACCTGTTTCGTTGTTCTCGAAGTCACAGTCTGGCTCATAGGCCGAATAGATGGGGTAAGGAGCGTAGAGGTCCAGGTGTTTTTTACTGATTGCGAAAAATAGAAGCCAGTCAAGGTTGCCAAGCTGAGACGAAAGCACGGACTTTTTCAGCTCCGGATCTTTCTGGTTTAGCGGCGATGACCAAAAGAAGTTAGCCGGGCAAAAACCGAGCCCGTGCTCTTTATCCGTGATCACCGAAGATATCTCTCTTTTATCGTTGAGCTGGAACACCCTGTAGCTGACATCGTCAAACACTGCGACTCTCTCTCCCGGCTGATTGAATACCACCCATTGTATTTTACCGTCTGCATAATCAAAATCTATGACTTCGTTTATATCCAGAAAATAAAAGTAGGGCTCCGGCCTCTCGGATGTCTGCTCCCTGGCGGTATCCACCACGATGATGGAGTTAATGGAAGTCTTCATAGCCTCCCACCCTTTCTTACGCCAGACTTCGGGCTCGTTGAGTATATGTTTGCGATAGTACAGCCAATCATCTTTGAATCTCGGATCAGTGAACTGATAATCGCTTGCCGGGTTTTTACCGTCAAAGACCCGCTCAAGTTCATTAAAGATAAGAGAAGTGTCCTGCACAGTTAGTGCCGGAAACTGGAATAAATTCACAAAGATATTAAACTTGTCTTTGGGGATCAAGGTTTTAACCCAGTCCAAAAAAACCGTTAGCGGCTGAGAAATATCAGCCGGCTCCATAAAACTCTCAACATGGAACCGCAAGCGGTTCTCATGTCGAATAGCTTTATTTATTACTCGCTTTTTCTTTGGGCTTTTTAGAGTCTCCCGTATCTCGTTTAATAGTAAGGCCATCTTTTTTATCGAGTCTGTATTTTGAATCCTTCGGGAGTTCCCATCCTCCGTTACTTGGCATTCTCAGAATCCTTTCGGCGTGAGCTATCTCAAACTCACGTTTCTTCTTTCCTGCCTGAAGAAGAACCGATGTTGTTCTAGCGGCGGCCATCTCTTAGGATATTGGCGTTACTAAATCGGTAAGAGCGTTAAAGTCTGTGGGGGTAACCACTACAAACTTATCCGACCAGTTGGGGAAAAACTTCCACATAATAGCGTTCATGTCGGGAGTCTCCAACCCGCCGAGGTTCTTATCACCCACGAAAAGTCCGGATACCGGAATCGGGTAGTAAGTGGTCGGTGTGTCGATGTCGTCTGCCAGACACCCAATACGCCCATGTTCGTCGATCAGGTATACGCCTACGTTCTCACACTGGAAAGTCTTCAAAGCGGCGATAGTGTTCTGCGGACTACGCAGGATGCTAGCGTTAAAAGAGGTAGGCTCACGCCCTATAGCGATCTCAATACCTCCCAAGGTAGCATTGCCACCTCCGTAGGTACGAGCTGCTCCGGGCTCAGTAACAGGCTCATTCAGATACGGGGTCTGGACTACCTTAGTGCCATCGGCAGCTGCTAAAAGAGGAGTCCAGTCTGCCTGGGCAGTCGGATCGGCGATAGTGTTCTTTGTACCTCCTGTGGAGAATACGCGCTGTAAAACAGCTTTCTGGACTTGGCCGAGGTCCTCAAGACATTCGCTTAAAGGAATGTCGTTTAAAGCGGCATCCAGCGGACAATTGCAAAGTAAAGTCATAACTTCTCGTTTTTAGTATTTTATGTACATCTTTCACGGTAAAGGTATATATTATTTTTCAATTACGCCTTCTCGGACCCTTTCTTTTTTGTTTCTGCTTGGCTATCTTCGCAGTTGCGAGGTATCTCATGGGGTCGATGCAATGGTTATAAGCATCAATCGGCACGTTAAGGCTCTTACCTGTTTTATCCGTGGCCCATGCGTAAGTCCTGAGCTCTTTTATCAAATTAGTGCTCTCCTGGGTGACTAAAAAATCCCGCTGTTGTAGCAAGTCGATCCCGAAATTGATTGAATCCCTCCCCTTGTCCGCTCCTCTGACCCGGAACCCATACTGATTAATCTCCTTGATTGATTTGGGCTCGGAGGAATCAGCCACAACAAAATCATTGGACCTCACGCCTTTCTGCTTCATTAACCGGGCAATTGCCGGATTGGTCAGCCCGGTCTGGAAAATGAGCTCATCCCATACAGTGGTGTTATTCCACTTGTACGCCGCTAAAAGAGTGGTAGGGTCGTTGGTAAACCCGAAGTCCATACCATACCCGATCAACCGTGCGTCGGGCGGCAAATCGCCTATCTGCCTCCAATTGTCAAATATGACTCCCTCAAGCTTACCAAGTTGTCCTAGTCCATACACCTTATACCAGTTATCCCAGTAGGCCGAGGTTTTGGCCTTCTCGCGAGCCTTCTCTATCTCAGCTACTATGGCCGGGGATAGCGCCTCGTTGTCCAGGTACGTGAGTGTGAGCCATTGCGTGTCCGGCTCGTCTTTCAATTCATGGTACACCCAAAAATCATTGCTGGGGTTAAAGTCAAGCCATATAACCCCATCGGTTCTTATGGCAAGTTGATGGTAGGTGTTAAAAGAGATGTTATCCACCTCATTAATGTACAGTATATTCCTTCGCGGACCTTTCACTTTCCCCATCTGGTCTGCTGAGAAGAACTCAATGTAGCTCTTATTGGCGAAAGTATAGGTTAGCAGAGATTTATTATAGTGCGTATCAGTCCACCGCCTTGTGTCCTTCATTATCTTAATGAAATCCTTTAACGCTCCCCGTCGAAGGTGGGGTACGCTTTCAGACACAATGGATATTTCCAGATCGGGTGTGCGGGTGGCCTGATCAATCAGAATGGGGATGATCCCGTAAGTTTTGCCCGCGGATGTGCCCCCAGGCACTACCCTTACACGGCTGGTCAGCCTGCGGAGCTTGGCTATGGCGGTTGTGTATTTGAACATGTCAGCAAATATACAAAAAATAATTGACTGGGGTCATGGGCTACTTTTGTGGGCTACTTTTGTGGGCTACTTTTGTGGGCTACTTTTGTGGGCTACTTTGAGCGGGGGTCGGACTTCGATTGAAAATTGAGCGAATCTATTTTGTGCGAGCAAGGGGCGGCCTGTAATAAATACAGGGGGGTACCCGCTCCAATACTTCCCCGCTCCAATACTTCGCATAAAAAAGCCCGCCACACTATTCAAAGTATGGCGGGCACAAAGTATAAAACTATTTTAGAGTATAGAAGTTTTGGAAAACATAACGGGGTAAGAATATGAATTTATATTATAATCCTGCCAATTTCCGCCGTTAGCATCAATCTTTTTACCTGCTGACCATATAGCCGCATCGGGTTCACGCTTTAATATCTCATCGAATATATGGCCGTGAGAATGCCACGAAGCCTTGGCCATGTTACGGCCTGAAGCGCTGAAGCGAGCGCCCGGGATACCGGACTTCGTTTTCAGTGTGAAATTAGTATATACTTTGCGCGTGCCCGACGTATCGAGCCGGTTAAACTCTAGTTTATATCCGAAGCGGGCATTAACTTCATTCAATGCTTCTCTGACTGTTGTTGTTGTTGCTGTTGTTTTCATGATGTTTAATTTATTTGTTGGTTATACTTATCGGTACCGTGGAATAGCTCTGTTATACGTGCGCAATTAAGCGCGTATTGGGCGCTATCCTGGAAACCCTGTTTCTCTAATTCTCTGTTTTCTCGCATCAATATTCTTATTTGTTCCAT